ACGCCCAGCGAAAGCGTCTGGCCCGGATGCTGGGCAAAGCTATCACACGGGTCCGGGCCCTCGAAGCCAAACAAGCACACACTACGACGAAGGAGAGTAACTGATGGTCCCGAGCAAACCCCCGAAATCCACGAAGCCCCCGAAGGCCAGCGGCAAGCCCCGGAAGTCGTCCCCGTCCAAGGTGTCCAAGGCGTCGAAGCCGGGCCGGAAGGCGGATCGCCCCGCCAAGAGTTTCAAGATCATCCCGTGGTCCGGCAGCGATGAGGGCGAGAAGATCGTGTTGTACGGCAAGAGTGGAATCGGGAAAACCACTTTGGCCGCTTTGGCCCCGAACCCTGTCTTCATCGGCGTGGACGACGGTGGCCGGAAGATCGGCCACCCCGTCACGGGCGAACCGGTTCAGGTGGTCGAAGGCATTGAGGACTTCCAGGATGTCAGGGATGCCTTGGCCCAGGACGAGCTCTGGCCGGAGGGTTGCACGATCGTGGTTGACACCCTGACCAAGATGGAAGAGTGGATCCAGAACTACGTCCTGGAGACCACAACCGTCAACGGTAAGCACGTTACCAGCTTTCGGAAGTTCGGATGGGACGGCGACCGGTACACCCTGGATCAGGTTCGCAACCTCCTGACCGACTTGGACCGGCACAGCAGGGCTGGACGCAATGTGATCCTGCTCTGTCAGCAGGGCCAGATCCGGGTCGCCAACGCCGAGGGCTCCGACTATCTCGAAGACGGGCCATTCCTCCAACATAGGAATGATTGTTCCGCCCGGGAGGAGGTCAAGCAATGGGCCGATCATGTCGGGCGTGTCGGCTACCTCGCCCTGGAGGTGGCCACGGAGAAGGGCTCGAAAGCCGGGAAGGTTATCAGTGATGACGCCACCCGGGCGGTCTTCACCGGCGGAGCCCAGCACTTCACGGCCAAGTCTCGGCCGATCAATGGCAATCGAATCCCGCCCGTTATCTCGTTCGAGGAGCCGACTGACGGCTCCCTCTGGGACTACATCTTCGGCGACGCCGCCGAAGCTACCGATGAGTAGGTGAGACACCTACCAAGACCTTTAATACGAAGGAGAGATTTTATGTTTCAACCCCGCAACACCCTGGTCGCTGTCGCCGAGCTCAAGACAGAGCGAACGACCGAGCACGGCCTTGTCATCCCCTCCGGTACTGGCCGGGAGTACAAGGTTTGCCATGTGGTCGAAGTCGGCCCCGGCATGATTACCCAGAAGGACGAGGTCTCGCCCTGTGCGGATCTCCGCAAGGGTCAGACCGTCCTGGTCAAGCTGCACCGCCAGCGACGATTGGATCAGAACACGGTCGGCTTGGAGCCGATCGGTGTGGACTTCAAAACCAATGACGATCGGGCGATCACACTGGTCGAGCAGTCGCAGATTGTCGCTATCATCGACGAGCCGCGATCGACCGTCGCCGAAGCGTAGTTTCGCACACACGAACCCATGAAGGAGAGAAGTATGTCGAATCGAATTGACACCGCGGGCGTATACCGAGGCAAGGTACTGGAGATGGGCGTCGGGCTCACAAAGAAGAGCAGCTATCCGCAGGCCATCATCAAGGTCTCCGCCGACGAGAAGTACATCGAGGATGCGGCAGAGCTGGCCCACTATGAGATGGCAGAGCCGGGCTGGATGGACTACTCCGATTTCCACGAGGAAGCCGTCGGCTACCTGGTCCTCTTCAACGACGCCGAAGAATACAGCGAAGACACGGCCCTGATGAACTACGAGCAGCTCCAACTGGCGTTGGGTTGGGACGGCACGGAGTTCGACTCGCTGAATGACTCGACCTACGAGGGCAAGCAGGTTCTGTTCCGGATGGAAGAGGACGAGTACGACGGCAAGGTCTCGCTCAAGCTCAACTGGATTGACGCTCCCGATGCCTCGCCCAACCGGGAGCTGCGGAAGCTCGACGCCGACAAGGTCGCCGAACTCAGCTCGAAGCTGAAGATCCGCAAGCCCAAGAAACCGGTGAAGGCCGCCAAGGCCAAGCCCAAGCAGAAGTCCGAGAAGAAGGCCGAGAAGAAGGTCGAGCAGAAGCCCAAGGCGAAGGCCGAGAAGAAGCCAGCCGCCGCGAGCCCGCCCTCGGCCAGGAAGGTCGAAGAAACAGAGGAGGCCCCGGACGAAGCTCAGGACGAGGAGCTCTCCCAGATGGACGCATGGCAGCGTGTCGTTGACAACAAGGGCGACAACACGGACTCGGCCGTGGAGGAAGCCTGGATCACGGCAGCCCAGGAGATTGGCAACGGCCGGGACGAAGAAGACTTGACCGAAAAGGACTGGGCCGCAATCGCCCAGAAGGTGATCCACGACCTCGCTCTGGACGTGTAGGTTGGCCGAAGTGATCGTCGACGGGGCCCCGGCTACTCCGGGGCCCCACCGCGTGGTAGCGAGGTCCACATGACGAAGCGGAAAACCAAGAAGTTCGCCAACCTACTGGAGAAGTACCAGGGCAACGCCTACCCGGCGATGTATAAGCACCTGGCTCAGCACCTGGGCGTATCCGCGGAAAGCCTCCAGCAATTGGCCCTGGGCTGGGCCCCGATTGTCCAGTTCAAGAAAGGGCCGAGCTATCAAGGCTGGTGGGTCATCCCGGAACGTGACGAGCTGGGGCTGCCCGTCGGACTGAGCCTCCGGTCTCAGGGCGACTCTAAGTGCACCTACCCGGGCTCAAAACGCGGGCTGACCTACGCGGTCAATCCGAACCATGAGCAGGGTTGTCAGAGCTATCGCCCGGGCCCACATAACTGGGTCCGGACAGCGGACGCCGGGATCGACTGCCCCATCTGTGGTAAGCCGGATGGGTGCGTGGTCTCCTGCGAGGATCCCGCCGACCCGAAGGCCGTGATCTGCATTCGTGTCCAGGACGGAGCCACCAAGCCGATGCGGTTCGGCTACCTGCACATTCGGAAGGAGGAGGGCCGCATTCAGCGGGGAGCATCCGCCCTGCCCCCCAGCGAGCACCCGGTGATTATCGTCGAGGGCATGACGGATGTGGCGGCTGCCATGGACCTGGGTTTCGTGGCGGTGGGTCGCCCCTCGAACCTGGCTGGCATGAAGCCCCTCGGGGACTTGGTCCGAGGCCGGAGTGTGCTCATCATCGGCGAGAATGACGGGTTCAATGAATCCACTGGCCAACGGCCGGGCCACGAAGGCATGATCGCCTGCTTCCAAGTTCTGAAGAAAGTCGCCCCGGAGATCCGCATGGTGCTCCCCCCGGAGCATGTCAAGGATCTTCGCCAGTGGATCCGGCGATGCGACATCACCGGAGAAGAGCTCCTGGAGTACGCCGAGGCCCACGGTCGAACCCAGACCGAACAGACCGTCCTTCCTGATGCTAAGCCGCTCACGATCGCCACGGCCTGGCTTGACAGCAACCACCGGATGGCCGGACGGTACACGCTCCGATACCATCTCGGTCAGTGGTTCCAGTACACGGGGCGGAAGTACGAGGAGGTCGATCCGAAGACCGAGATCCGCGGCTCGCTCTACGGCTGGTGCGACGACAAACAAGTTGTGACCGAGGCTCGGAATGGCGAGCAGAATATCGACCCGATCATTTGCACCCGGGGCACAGTGAACAACATCATGGACGCTCTCCTGCATCCGTGCCCCATTGGGGCAGAGGAGGCCCCCGCGTGGATCAACGGAGCGACTGGACCGGACCCAGTTGACCTGATCGCCTTCAGTAACGGAATCCTGCATGTCCCGAGCTACCTCCAGGGGAAAGACGAGGCGGAGTATTTCTTGGAGCTGACCCCCGATTTCTTCACGACGTTTGCATTACCTTTTGAGTTCGACCCGCTGGCCCAGTGCCCCACCTGGAAACGATACCTCCGTACAACCCTCGGCGACGAGGCGGCCAAGATTCGACTGCTTCGCGAGTGGTTCGGATACTGCCTTGTACCGGACACTCGCCTGCACAAGATGATGCTCTTCCGGGGGCCCCGGCGATCAGGGAAGGGTGTCGCTGCTACGGTCCTGCAAGAAATCGTTGGCCGGGATCAGAGTGCGGCCGTTACGTTCGGCCAGTTGACGCAGACGTTCGGCCTTGCTCCGCTAGTCGGCAAGCACGTCGCGATCATCGGGGATGCCCAGCTCCCCCGCACGCGGGACGCGATGCAGGCCCTGGAGATGCTGCTCAACATCGTGGGCGAGGATCCCGTCAACGTCGAGCGTAAGTTCCTCGAATCGCTGCCGAACCACCGCTTGAAGACCCGGATCACGATGGCGGCGAACGAACTGCCGGAGCTTCCGGACCATGCCGGAGCGATGGAGGCCCGGCTGAATATCATCGACTTCCAGGAATCCTTCGTTGGTCGTGAGGACTTCGACCTCAGGGATAAGCTGATCGCAGAGGCCCCCGGGATTGCTCTGTGGGCTCTCCGAGGCCTCCAGCACCTCCGAACCAATGGCCGATTCACCCTCCCGGAGAGCAGCAAGGAATCGCTCCGCGAGTGGCGACGGACCACGTCTCCCATGGCGGCGTTCCTGGAGGAATGTTGCACGGAGCGAGCGGACACCGAGGTCCAGAAGCAGCTTCTGTACGACGCTTGGACCGGATGGGCCGCTGAACGTGGGATCCGGCCGATCTCCAAAGGGCGGTTCGCGGAGCGAGTCAAGGCCAATGCCCCGTTTGCCCGAGCGGTTACATACGAAAAGGGCGGCCATAAGTTTAGCGTGTATCGCGGATTGGAGCTGAAAGCCTGGGCCGCGAAACAATTTTGTGGAAAACCAGATTAACCCTTGACAGGAGAGACCCATGAGTTTACCTCAAGACAAGCAGGCTCGCAAAGAGCATCCGATCACCCGGGGCGTGCTGGACTACTTCCCCGACGCGATCGCGGCCGTGGCCAACGTCAGTTACGTCGGCAATGAGCAGCACAACCCTGGCGAGCCGATGCACTGGGCTCGCGACAAGAGTGCCGACCACGCGGACTGCATTGCTCGTCATCTGATCGAACGTGGGGACCTTGACGATGACGGCTTGCGGCATACCGCCAAGGTGGCCTGGCGAGCTTTGGCCCTGCTCCAGACGGAAATCGAGGAAGATGTCCCCGTGATGTACGCCCCCGAGCAGGTGATCCAGGAGCTCCAAGAAGCCGCTGCAAAGCTCGACGAGAATGCCAAATCCGGGCTTGACAAGGGCCCCGCCCCCGTGTACCCTGATGGTATGGGTTTTTCTGACCCCGTCCACGACTATGCCGACCTGATGAGCGAATGCGGGATCGCCAAGACCGTGGCGGAGGAAATCCTATCCGGCGTGACCGTACCCAATCCGCTCGCGGACCCTCACCAGTTCGCATATATCGCGGGGCCGATGCGGGGTCTGCCGGAACTGAATTTCCCGGCGTTCTTTGAGGCCGAGGGTCGCATGCTTCACCGGGGCTACATTGTAGTGAACCCGGCTCGGATCGACCACGTCCAAGGTGATGCCCATGCTGACCTGCCGCCATGGCATTACGCACGCCGCGATACGGCCGCCCTACTCTGGCTCGCCGTCATACCTGGACAGCAGGCGATCGCCATGCTGCCGGGGTGGGAACACTCAACCGGGGCGGTCGGCGAGTTCTTTCTCGCTCGGTGGCTGGGACTCGACATCCTGAATGCTGAGACCGGGGAGGCCCTCACAACGGTGAACGGGGACGCCCTTCTCCGCTCAATGATTAAGACGACAGGGATGGACGTGGACCTTCCGCACATGGTCTATACGAAATCTTCGTGATACTGCGAAGGGAGCATTTGATGGCCGATAACTGGAACCAACAAGAACTCTGGGAAGCCGTGCAGAAGTACGGCGGCTACCGCCCGGCAGGCCGAGCTCTCGGGATTCCCGAGTCTACCATTCGGAGCCGCTTACGGGGGTTCGAGCCGGAGTTGCCCGCACACGCCTTCGTCCCTGATGCTACGGAGCTGCCCGCCCCCCATATCGAGCAGGCAGGCGTGGAGACAGTTGATTACTGGGCGAGCCACGAGCAGACTGGCGGAGTCCGCCGGTACATCCTGACCTCAGCCCAGAACAACTGCCGAGTCCACGAGGGGTTCCTGGCGAATCTCAAAGCGTTGGCCGCCGAGGTCGATGCTGAACTGCTGGTGTCCTGCACCATCTATGACAAGCAAGGCTATCGAGGGCTGGTTCGCAAGGGCGACCAGGGGAACCGATCGCGAGAAGTGTGGTGGGACCAGGCCATCAAGCCGTACATGGTGAACGCCCGGTGTCGGCTCCATCGTCGCTTAGCGTTCTGCGGGGAGCTGGACATCTTGGCGACCGCCAAGCGGCCCCTGAGCGGCCTCGATTCGTATTGTGGCCGGTCCTCTGTCATTGTGCCCCACAACCGGTTCGCCTTCCGGTGTGTCGAGAGTCGCCAACACCAGATGCCGAAGGAACTGGCCACGACCGGCAGCGTCACGCTCCGGAAGTTTATCCAGCGAAAGGCCGGACAGATCGCTCACTTCCATCACGTCCTCGGAGCCCTCCTGGTGGAGGTTGACGAGGACGGCTACTGGTTCACTCACCATCTCAACGCGGAAGAAGACGGATCGTTCTACTGGTTGGATCGTCGCGTCGAAGACGGTCGCGTCAAGCGAAACCCGGAGGGGTTGGCTGGCCTGGTCCTGGGGGACGTTCACAGTGAGAAGCTGTCCCTGGACCAGCGATATCTCGTCGGGACTATCCTCGATACCCTGTCCCCCGACCACCTCTTCGTGCACGACCTGATTGACTTTGAAAGCCGGAACCACCACACCCGGGATGACCCCCTGTTCCGGGTACGGACGCACTCTCGTGAGCAGTCAGTTGTTGGGGACCTGCGAAACGCCGCGGACATTCTCAAGTCGCTAACAGCCACTGTCTCAAGTACCCAGGTGGTGGTGATTGCGTCCAATCACCACGAAGCGTTCGGGCGGTGGATCCGCGAAGCTGACTGGCGAGCCGATCCGGAGAATGCGGAGATTTACCTACAAACGGCTCTCGAAATGGTCCGGGCCGCTCAGAGCGGTTGCTCGTTGGACCCTTTCCAATGGTATCTCCAAACGCACTTGAGCGTCCCAGAGTCCGTTAAGTTCCTGCGGGTCGATGATTCCTATGAGGTCTGTGGGATCGAATGCGGAATCCACGGACACGTCGGTCTCAGCGGGTCGCGGGGCTCCCCCCGAAGCTACAGCAAGCTCGGGTTCAAGACGATCACCGGCCACACGCACACCCCCAGTATCATGGATGGGTGCTACACAGTCGGCGTCATGGGCTCCTTGCAGATGGGATACAACCGGGGCCCGTCGAAGTGGATGCACGCCCACTGTGGGATCTACCCCAACGGCAAACGAACTTTCCTGTGGTCGAAGGGTGGCCGCTGGAGAGCTCCACTGGAATAGGGCTGAGCTGCCCCTGGTCGCAGCTCTAACGTCGAGACAGAGAGGAGTCTTCCATGGAAGATCTGATCCGTCAGCTGTTCGAGCAGTTCCCCATCGCAGCCCAGGTGCTGTCGGGGTTGCTCGCAGCCCACGCCCTCGCGGTGTTCATCGTCAACTTGACGCCGACACCGAAGGACGACGCCGTGCTGAAGAAGGTCTACACGGTCATCGAGTGGGTCGCGGGGATCGTGTCCCCCAAAGTCAAGAAATGACCTTCACCCCCAGAGTAGAGGAGATGAGATGAGACGCCGGAGAATGCTGCTGTTGGCCGTCGTGCTACTGAGTACGGTGGCCCTGACCGCCCTCGTGGGCGGCTGTGCGGATACGGCCCGTGGCCGATTCGTGCAGACCCAAGACGTGTACATCACGGCGACACAGGCCCTGATTGCGGCCCGCAAGCGTGGTGACATCGACACTACCACCTGGAAGGAGGATGTTCTGCCGCTGATCCGAGCCGGAGACCAGGCTCTGGACCAGTACGATGCCGCGACGCAGAGCGGAGCGGACCCTACTGCCAGTTACGAACTCGCGTTGAACATCCTCCAAAGACTTCGGGCTCTCGCCGTCAAGTACGCTGCACAACGCTGACAGCCTGGCTTCCACAACGTGAACGTCCTCCCCCGGCGGAGATCGCCGGGGGAGCCCCCTTACCAAGAAGGAGATGACCAGATGCAAGGATCAACAACCGTACTGATCGTGGATTCGCTGTTCCGCTTGTTGGAACTCGCGATCCGCACCCAGACCAATCGCCATGGCGACCAGGAGGAATACATCCAGCAGCGGCGAAAGCTCCGAAGGGCCCTGCTGACCGAAGCCGAGGCCCTGGCTGACAGCGACCCTGCCACGGCCCGTGTCCTGGGTGAGATGGCCGAGGGCGATGAGGAAATCGCGAACGAGGTCATCACAGTGGACGAAGCGACCTTTGACTCCGATGGCAACCTGGTCGTCGGCGAGGACGAGGCTGTTCTCGACGAGATCCGGGAAGAGGCCGAAGCCCTGGCCGAGGTTGCCAACGCGGAGACGGACGACGGGAACGAAGCCTGATGAAACCCCGTCCGCTCCACTGCAAGTCGGACCTGATTAACCTCGTCCGGGACCATACGCCAACGCGGGCGTGCCGCAGGGCCCTGAATGAGGGAGAAGTCACTGTTCTGGGCGGGTTCGCACCCGTCCAGGGCAATCCCCGCTGGATCGTCCAAGTCGAGTCTTGGCGGGGGAGTCGCTGGTTCATCGCCGTCGTCGTCGACGAAGAGAATCATCGCTTCTCAGTCGAGTACCCGGAGACGATCGACTGGGCGGACTGGGACGGTGACCCCGATCGGGGCGACCCGGTTCGCGACGGCGATGACCCGCGGACCTTTGACCTCCGGAGAGCGAGAGATCGACATGTACGGAATCAAGGCGGTTCTTTTCTTGATGGGGCTGGCGATGATGAGCACCGGCCTGGAAACTGAGAGCATGGCCCTGGTTGGAATCGGGGCCGCTATGACCCTTTGCATTGCACTGACCACGAAGGAGTACGAGTGATGGCACCCCCGAGAACACTCCGCGTACAGGACATCCCGATGTACTTGTGGAACCGTTACGGATTGGACGTGACCCGGCAGACAGTCTACAACTGGATCAAGCGGGGCCGCAAGAGCATATCGGGCAACCGGCTCTATCTGAAAGCCCAGGAAACCCAGAACGGTGCCCGGGTGTCCTCAAGCTGGGTGGATGACTTCGTCCAAGCCCAGGGCCTGCGGCCGTCGAGAGAGTCCACTTGATGCCTGAATCCTACGTCATCCTGACCGGGTCCGAGACCTCAACGGAGGCCCCGATGTTCGACCTACGAGCCCTCCCCGAACGGCTTATTCACGCCATTCGAGACAGGAGGGCTCTCAAGGTCTACTGGATCCATGAGGGCTGGGTAAAGAGGATCCCTCTTGGCGTGCTACGGCAAGCCTTGGAATCCCTGCGGGACTATCAACGCTTGCAAGAGCGACGCCCCACCGTGGAAATCCCCCGGCCGGTCGGGGTGGTAAGCTGGGCCCAAGCCCGGCCTACGCGACTGACAGAAACAGACGTACAAGACCTACCGCTCCTGCACCGCTTGCCGCAGCCATCCCCAGCAGAATCCAGAAAGCCCGATTGAACTTCAGCTCGACCCGACCGTGGGCCTCCTTATCCTCGTTGTGGAGGCGGATCCCCTGTTGCATGGCCTGTAGTAGGGCTGCATGCTGTTGAGGCCAGACACGCTGTAGATAGTTGTCGAAGAATCGACGGGTTTCAATCTCCGCGATCCGGGCAGCTTCTCGTTCCTGGTCTGCGTTCAGTCCGTCAGCCATAGCACTCACCTTACTCCTGTTCTCGGCGTCGTTTTGCATCACGGCGAATATCACGTCGGAGGGTGCGGATAGTTAACCGCCCCTTCCGGCCGTCACCTGGGCCCTGTTTTCGGCGTTCATTGTAGATCGCAATGAGCTGTCGGGCGTAGCCCGTGTCCCCGATCCGCACAGCGTCCGCGGCCTCGCTCCGGAGTTCCGCCAGAAGCTCTCGATAGTCTCGCTTGGCCTCTCGCTTGTTCAGGTAGTACCCCCGGCCAAACGGTGCCCAGTAGTAGATCAGTTCCCCGACCACCGGGATGTTCCGGATACTCCGGAGCCCAGGGGCGTCACTGGTCACGTCCTGGACCGTCGCGTCCAACCAGGACATGGGCGGAGCGACGAAGTTAATCGCAGCGTCCGACGGGCGACTCCAGGCTTCTTCGACCGTGTACCGGTTGAGACCAACGCACCCCAGCAGGGCGTCCGCCGATCGGTCCGGCAACTGGCGGGTCGAGAGTGGCTTCCCTCGGATCCAGTCGTTCACCCAGTCCTTCCCCAACCCGATCAACCCGAAGAGAACCAGGTAGCGAGCAAGGTGGGACAGCCCTTCCCGCCGCTGACCCGGGGCCAAGATCTTGCGAACCATGTCACGGCGAACGTGGTCAAGCTGCGTGATCGTGAACGTCTTCAAGGCGTACAAGATCCGGCCGCCCGGGCTCGATAGATACTTCTGAGGCATCTGGCTGGTCGTCACCGGCTGCACCTTCGTGAGATCCAAGAAGAGCAGATATCGCACGTCCTCGGTCTTCTTCCCTTGGCGGAGATCGTGCATCACCTGGTCGAATGCTTCGTCCCCCAAGACAGACCGATACTGTCGTTCGAGCTTTCGGAACCTGGCACTCCGGGGACGAGCCGCTGCTTTCTCCATCGCGACCCAAGCCGCATTGATACGCCCTTCCTTCCCCAGCCGGTCAATCCGCTTGAACTGGGTCGTGCGGAGGGTCCAATCCAACGCCCCTGCAATCCGGCCGACATCCTTGAACTCTTCCCCGTGATCGTGGATTCCGATGTCCTCCATCATAAACCGACGATCTCGTGGTGTGAGCCGCAGGGCTCGCCTCATCCCCTGGAACCAGGGTCCGATCCCATGCTCTGCCGCGGTCATGGCTGAGTCGGTGAGCTGGGTAAGCGTCGAGCGGAACTGGCCTAAGGTGGTCAGGTAGATCAGTTGCTTGAAGTTCCGGACGGCCTTCGACGGTTTGAGCATGTCGGCCGTGAAGCGGGTCGTCAGCATGTCCATCATTTCGGCCTGGTCCGCCTTCTTCAGGTTGCCCAGGTCGATCTCTTCCTGGACGATCGCTCCGATCGTCTCGTCCATGTTCTCCAGCGTGTGGTTGCGACCGAGGAACCGGGCTCGCTCGGCTGAATACGTCGCCCCGTCAACGTATCGCATGGCGGCCTCGAAGGGGTCGAGGTAGTGCCCCAATTGCTCCTGCGAGACCCGGTCGATTCGGCGAGACCGAGCATTCGGCGGCCCGAAGGCCCCGGGCTTTTGAGGGCCGAAGCCTTGGATCACACTGTTGGCGATCTCCGCCTGCTCCTCCTTGTTCAGCATACGGCGGCCCTTGACCTTCTTCGCCAGGTCAAAGGCTCGCTCGAACCGGCCTTTATCGCTGCCGAAGATCGCGTCAAACGCATTATAGTCCTTGACAAATCGGGGCCAGTAGTTCTCGACTTCGCCGATTGTCACGCCTGCTGCTCGCTGATTGTCAAGGAGATTCTTGAATGTCCCGACGAAGATATTGAAGTCCTCCGCCAGGTCGCTGTTGATCCCCTCAATCAGGGAACGAGCAGCGTCGAAATCCTGGTTGAGCACGGCCAGCTTGAAGGCGTCCTCTTGCTTGACCCGGCGAAGGGCTTCCCGTAGTCGACCGGCAGGCTCGGACAACTCTCGCTTCAGATTCTCGCGAGCAACACCCGTGTTGAACTCCATCCGCATCAGCCGGTTGAACATGGCCGGGCTGAGGTCGCGGATTCGGCTGCTCAGCGGTGTCAGAAACTCTTCGATCGTTTGCGGCACCCGTCGCTTGTGCTGAGTGCCCGCCATCGGGGGAGCTTGCTTCACCGCCTGGCGAGCCCGGCTGGCCTGGGCTGCAACTCGCTGATCGACCTCCTGCAATTCCTGTTGCTTCTGACGAAGCCGCCGGAGAGCTTCCCGCACGCGGGGGCCTTGACGTTCCGGTTGAACGTCGTCCACGTCGTAGTTCTCCTCGCGAACTGCTTCCGCTGCCCGGGCCTCCGCTTCCGCTCGCGTGGTGGGTTCGCCCATTGCCGCCTTCCGCTCGGCCTTGCGGGCTTTCATCGCCTTGGCAGCCTTGTCCAGGATGGATCGCCACTCTCGGCGACTTCCCGGGGCGATCGTCTCGGAGCCCCCGACCAGGAACGCCGATACACCCGGAACGATCTCCTCTTGCCCGAATGCTTCTTCGATTCGAGCTCGAACTGCCTCTGCCCCCTCCGCATCTGTGTCCGGCAGCACCACCGCCCACTCGTCCCCGCCGTAGTGGAACGCGTCACCGATGCGGTCGTCGCCGCCCTTACGCAGGGCTCCCTCGATTGCCCGCTGGACCCGCCGGAGGTACTCATCACCTGCTGACTCTCCGATCACGTCGTTAAATGTTTTGAGGTTGGCCGCGTCCAGGGCGATCACGGAGACAGGTTTCTGAGTCTTCTTCGCTCGCCGACGAACGGCGTCGAACACATGCTCGAAAGCATTCCGGTTCATACCGCCTGTAAGCGGATTCCGACGAGCCTCGTTGACGAGCTGGCGGATCTGGTTTTCTTGGGCCTCATCAAGCTCTGCTGTCTTGCGGATATCCTCAATGAACTGTTGGGCTTCCTCTGTGACCGCATCGCTGACCTGCGGATCCCGGCGTTCCGCCGCGGGGGCCTGGGGACTGGCCTCCTCCGGCCGGAAGTCCATCAGACCCTGCTCTCCGGCCACGAACCGGGCTGTAGTCCCGGGGAGTTGCTTGGTCGGGTCGGTCTTGGGGGTCAGCATCTCCTGTCGGAGCCCCTCAACGGCCTGCCGCTGGGTCGGCGTCACTGCCTTGCCTGATTCATCGACCATGAACGGGCCCTCAGCCGGAGCGGGGGCCGCCTGTTGGGCGTCCGCCAGGGCCTGCCGGGCGTCCTGTAACTCCCGCTGTACCATGCTCCGCTCATCAGGGAGCATACGGGCTGGGTCCGTCGTCACCGGAGCTGCGTCCGGAGACGGCTGTGTTCCAGCGGGGTCCGCCTGGAGACCGGTCGCTCGGATCGCGGCATCGAAGGCGTCGGGCTGGAACTGCGTCCGCGGCTCCCCTGACGTAGCCCCGACGGCACCGAAGGGCGAGATGATCGCCCCCATCACAAATGCCTCTCGAACGCCCTCGTTCAGGGCGACCTCGGGGTCGATCCCCTGTCGAATCGCATTGGTGATGTACTGGGTTGCGGCTTCCTCGCCTCCCTCGGCGAAGGCGTGGCCCGCCGCAGACAGGGTCTGTCCTAACAGCCGCTTTACCGCCTGCTTACTGCCGCCTTCCAGGAGAGTCCGGAGCTGCGGACTGGCAGTACGAAGGACGCGGCCCATCCGCTGGAAGATCTTCCCGCCGATGTACCCGCTCACAGCCTCGGCCGTCCCGACGCCCGCCGTGGTGGCTGCCTCTTCCATCAGGGAGACGTCCTCCCCCTGCTGCCGGAGGCGATGAACCTCGCGTCGCTGGCCACCTGCTCCGCTCCCGCCGTAGATCGCAGCCATGCCCGCCGGACCAGTCGCAGCCAGACCGCCGACCTTGATAATCTCCCCGGCGACTTGTCCGGCTTGCCCCGACAACGTCTCAGTCGCCGGGTTCAGAAACGCCTGATATTCGGTGCCAAGCCGCTCCGCCTCGGCTGGATTCGCCAGGCCCATCAGGTCGTGCTCCAGTTGGCCGATGCCGGATAGGACGTTCAGCCCGGCGTTCTGGGCCCGGCCGAGTAGAGTCTCCCCGCGTTCCGCCCGGGATCGGGCCCGCTGCTGGGCGTAGAAGTCCTGGCCTGTCACGTCGCGACGGCCTGACTGCCGCTTGTAGAGGTCGAAGATCGCTTCCTGCATCTCCTGACCCAAGGGCTCGCCCTGCTGGGCCTCCCGCATCTGGATATGGGCGGACGCCCACTCTGGAGCCGTACCCGGCGTGATGCCGGTAGACATCAGGCGTTCCCGGTCTTCTGCCGGGACCCCGCCCTTCTCCAGGACGTTCCGCATGTAGTCCGGCACGGCGGTCTGGGGCTTCTGGGCGAGTTGCTGCTTGAAGTACGTCAGAACCTCATCTTGTGACGCCCCGTCGGGGGCTGTGACCTCGTAGGTCTGGCCCTGGGGGGATTTCAACCGGTATCGGGGCATCAGTCAATCCTTTGGATGGACCAGCCCTCCATATCGGCTGGCGGGGTCTCCGGGGTAGATCGCATCGTGGTGGGTCGGCTCGGTGTTCCCGGGCCCTGGGGCGGTGTTCCCGGGCCCTGGGGCTGGGCTGGTCCGGCGTTGAGGAGCTGTTCTCGCTGCTTCTTCAGTGCCTCAACCTGCTGCAATTTCTTGGTCATGGCGGTATATGTTTGCAGGGCCTCCGGTCCGCCTTCGACGCCTGGAGCAACGTCCTCGCCCAGATTGAGTCCAGCAACCCAGCCCTTCGTGATCTCAGCAGGGGCGGTAAACTGAGCCGGGGGAGCCTCGGGGTTGAACCCGGCTTCTTCGAGTTTGTCAGCTAGGTCTGCCGCCTCTCGCTGGAGCCGCTTGATCTCGCCCTCCACCCCTCGTACTTCCATCACTGCCGCTTTCTGCGGGGAGATCCGTCGCTGCTGAGCCTGCGTTCGACGTAGGGCTTCGCTCGTCGCAACTCGCATCTGGTTGAGGTTGGTCGCCGGGTCCATCGCCAGCACCCCCAGGGCCTGAGCCTCTGACGGCGGGAGCTCTGGAGCGACGCTCTGGAGGTACGCCGCCTTGGCCTGGTTGATCGGAACTCCAGCCGCGGCAGGTTGCTGGATTGCTCCGGGAGTCGGAGTAGCCCGGCGTCGGGCCATTTGCTCTTGAAACCCGAGTCGCTGGCCCTGGAGTCGCTCCTGCTGGGCGAGCTTCGCGTAGTCCAGCTCCAACCGCTGCTGCTGAATGCGTTCCTGCTGAGCGAGCTGGCGTGCCTGCTGGTTGAGCTGGGCGACCCGCATCGCAGCATCCCAAGAGCGGGCGTCGCGAGCCGCCTCACGCTGACCTTCTCCCGCCCCCATGGCCGCTCGGGCCAAGGCTGCGGGGGCATCGTAACGAATCCGAATTGGAACAGGTGCGGGCATAGGGTCTCCGGGTTACACTGAAGTCAGAGCCTGAATCAGGTTCAGGTAGGTGCCCATGTTCGGGCCTTCATCCTGGCGACTGAGGATCGCATCGGCTTCGAGACGGCCGAGGTCTGCCTGCATCCCCGCTCGTCGCTCCAAGAGTCCGGCCTGCTGGGCTGCGACTCGCTCGTCGAGGGCCTGACGGGCACGTTCGATGTCCTCTGCAACACCCCGCCGGGCGGAGGTTCGGACGGTGGTGTTGCCCAAACCACGAGAGATCAGGCCCTGCTCAGCCTCGGCCATTTGGCGGATCAGATCCTGGTCCAGACGAGCTCGGCCTGCCTCTCCGAATCCGGCCATTCGCTCTTCCGCTTGGGCAAGAGTGCCGCCTTCTCCGAGGATTCCCTGTTGAAGCTGGGCAATCTGCTGGAGGAGCTGCTGATAACGAGCCTTCCCGGCCTTGTTGGCCTGACCTTGCATCTGGGTCAGCTGGGCAATCAGGTCTTCAGCGAGTTGAGACTGCTTCCTGGAACTCCCTTTGCCGCCCAGACCGCTGGACCCGCCGATAGTCTTCATGCTGACGATACGCCCTGCGGGCATTGATCCGCGTGCCATAGCTGCCGCCTTTGCTCGAATACCAGTCGCTCCCCGGCCCTGCCGGGATGAGCCTGAACTACTCGCCGATCCAGTCCGGGAAGTTCCGATGTGCATTCCACCGCCACCGCCGCCCGAGGATCCGCCACCCCCGGGAGCGACCAGCCCAGTATGCCGCCCGGTCTGCGGGTCGATCATGGCCGGACCGTCCCCACCGGCCTGCACGAACCCGAAGCTCCCGCCTGTCGTCCGGGAGGGCCCGATCTTGGCCTGATTCATCTTCGCCATCTGCCGGTTGAAGTCCTCCATGTTGAGGACGCCATCCAGGGCTGGCTTGGGTACATTCGACCGAACAGGGCTCATCTTTCCTGTTTTGGTATGCCTACCCCCCGCCTTCCACTCAGGCATAGTGAGGTAAGACTGAATGTAATCAGCATATGCCATCTGTGTACCTCGCCTCTCTGTTCGTATTATACCATCAGGACGATCAAGTGTCAAGCAAGTTTGCGGTCCGGAGTTTGGACAGCAGATCGTTGAACTCCCCGGCCAGTGTTTCGATCGCCGTCTTCAGCTCCCCATCGCGGGTCTGGAGCTCGGCCAAGGCGTTCGCCACCAGATCATCACGGAGTGCATCGGCGTCGGCCGGAGCATCCGCGGGGTCAGTCACCGATGTCAACGTAATGGCATTCTGAGACGAGTCCGCCCGGGCCGTCGCCGCCGTCACCTGTAGCCCGTCGGAGTCTACCGTCAAGCCACTGGACGCCTTAACCTTCACTTGGAGATCCCCACTGCCGTCGAACTCCAGCCCCGGATTCGTGGCAGCCAGATCCACGACCAGGAGATCGGGGACATTGGATTCCGTCCCCGCGGCGATATCCGCGATCTCGGCGGCACTCAGATCCGTGCTGTAGATTCGGACATCGCAGATGTTTCCGTTCAGCGAAGCAGGCAGCGTAGGATCATCAGATCCCCCGATAAACCATGGGTGACTCCCGGAATAGGATCCGAGGGAGCTCTGGGTTCCGAACAGAGAACCGTCGAGATAAACGTCGGCCGAGGGAGAAGCAGCGGTTCCGTGGACGGAGACTGCGAGATGATGCCAGTTCCCATCATCAAAAGTCCCCGATGCCGCCGTCCAGTCGTCTCTGGTATTGCCGATATAGAGGTAAATCCGGTTCAAGCCACCGGAATCCGGCACGACTCGTAGCACAAACTCCCCCCGCGTATCGTACCAGCGGTCACCGGCCTTCAGGACGAGGTTCGCGTTATCCGGAACGTCCTTGAACCAGCACATGACGGTGTAGTCGTCCCCGTCCGGGTCGATGTCCAAATCTCCGGCTTCAGTGATCTTTACGTAGTTGTCACCGCTCAGAAAATCCAGGGAGCTATCCACCATCGGAGATACGGCCGGGACAGCCGCGTCCCAACCGCTTCCGTCATCGAACGGCCCGGTCAGAGTGCCGTCATGGCTCCCGGTCGAGGAATCGGCCGCGGTCGCCCCGGAGCCGTCGTCGAGCTTCCACCACCCGATCAGCTCAGCCTCCTGAACCGGGTCTTGCTCCCCCGCCACTTGGTCGAGACCCTGGGTGTCGTCATAGGAGAAGGCGAGATTGCCGCTATCAACCGTCAGCAGGCCACCTGTAGCATCCAGGGAAAGTTCCAACCCGTCTGCCGTTCGTTCCAGGGGGGCGACCGCTTTCACACGCAACCCGCTCACGTCCTCCAGTCCGGGGTCCGTGGCGAGAGTTAGATCGACCCCCGAAGCGGTGCGGGCGATCGGGGACGTTACCTTCACCCGCAATCCATCAGAGTTCTCCAGCCCCGGATTCGTGTCCGCCAGATTCAACACGATTCGGCCCTGGTCATCCAGTTCCATCACACCGCCGACAAGCTGCGTGGCAGCGTTTGCCAGCCGGGCAGCGTTCCGCCGAGCTCGGGCATCCGACGACTTGATTCGTGTCTGTCCAGCGGCCATGCTTATCCCTTCCGCCTGCGGGCTCGACCGGTAGGCTGTGCTCGGATGTTCAATCGCTCCAGGGCCCAGCGACTCGACGCCGAATCCTGCCCGATCTCGACCTCCAAGGCCGCGGCTTGAACTCGTTGACGGAGTGAGGAGTTCCGCCCGGCCTTCAACACCTTCTTCATTCGCACGGTTGAGGAGTCGAACGCCTCCTCCGCCGTCTGGCCGGTGTAGACTCGCAGGTCCACATTCCCGCTTCCCAGGCCCATGATAGCGGTGAGCTCTTCGACCCGGAGTTTCCCCGCGGGGTCGCCCGCGATCAAGGGTTTGAACCGGACCTTACTGGTGATCCCGGTCCCGTCGTCGTCGGCGGCTGTATCATCGACCTCCCGGATATACCCATCTCGGCACCCCAGCAGGAACGCGGTATCCTCGGCCTTGTCCGAGTCGAAGCCAATCACGAGGTTCGGCCCCATCGTCGTCGGGTATTCATCTTGCCACCAGGAATCGGTCCGCTGATCCCAGACGTAGACCGTCGTAGCGGACTCGCCGTCCGCCGGAACGATGACCACCCAGAGCTGGCGACGGATGAAGTCCCATCCCATGCGAGCAGCATTCGCCTCCAAGTCGATGCCCTCGAACTCCCGGTCCAATCGGCCGATCGTGATGCTGACTGGGTACTCCCCCATTCGCATCCGATAGACGCCGTCGATCCCGAGAAAGTACACGGCCCCGGACGGATCCTTCGCCCATGCTCGGCCGAAAGCGATCCCCGTCTGGTCGCTCACGAGGTCAATCGCTCCGCCGCCCGCCGGATCGCCCGTCATCTGCCAGATCGACGAGTCACAGCCGAACAGCAGCACGTCGTCCGACACGGGAATCAGGGCTGTGACGATATCGCCGACCAGTCCGGCCGGGGCGTTATTCCCGGCGACCGGATCTGTGAGCGACGTGGTCGCCGGGGCGTAGTCCCAATCCAGAGGATCCCCCACCCGAGACATATACCAGTTGTGCGGGTCGCTCTGCACGCCGCTCAGCACCACCCGACCCCGGTACAGGGCGATCAGTCGGGAGTTTGCCTGGAGGGTGCCCTCGCCGTCTGACGTTACCTTGGTCGCCCAATCGTACACGGTGTTGTCGGCGAGGTCGAAGTATTTGCTGTTCGCTCCGTCCACGCAGAAGACCTTACTGTAAGCTGCCTGGGCTTGCACACGTCCAGGCTCAGTCGTCAGGACACCGGAGCCCGCGGACGCGGCCAAGCGGGCCCCGTTCGCGACCTTGTAGACGGACCCCCCGGATACCACCACCAGCGAGGTCTCCCGGGTCGCCGCCGTGAGGGAGTCGCCGCGATAAGTATCGACGTGCGTTTCTCCGATGTACAAAGTGTCCTCAGCATCCCAGATCGCACTGCCGTCCGAGATATCCCGCACGAACACCCCGGTATTAGAAGAGGTGGTATCAAACCCGATGACCAGATCTCCGCTTCCGCTGATCCGGAGGTCATACGTCCCATAGTTGTTGTCCCCGACAGGATTGCCCAGGGTAAAACTCCAGGCGACAGCCCCTGTACTCCGAGTGATCCGCTGGATCCCCTCGCCCGAGCCTCCGTCGCTATCTTTTCCGGCTCCAGTAACAAAGTCGCCGTCAGGGGTCCACACCACGGTAAGCCATTCGTTATTATCCCCGAGGGTGTACGAGTTCACAACCGTTGAGAGGTCCGACGAAAGAATCCGGACCTCCCGGGCGGGATCACCGTATTCACCGACCAGGAGCTCACCGGTGCTTGGATTGATGTCGATGTCGTTGACATTGAACCCCAGGTCGACGCTCGTTGCGATAAGAGTACCGTCGGCGTCGTACTTATACAGCTTCGTATCGTCACCTCCCACGATCAAATTGCCGTCAGAATCAAATGCCGCAGCGTGGATATCCGCCGCAGCGATACTCGCGGTCCACAAAGTCGCCCCAGTGTTCGCGTCGAGGACCAACACTTCATTCGCTTCACCGAACCCACCGAGAGACCCAAGAGCGATCCGGTTGTTCACAGAGTCCCACGTCAATCGACCCTGATGGGATGCAGTCGTTTCGCTTAGGGTAACATTCACAGCCCATCGGAGCGTGCCGAAGGGGGTGTAGGAGAAGAGATTCGCCGCGGTCCCGTCAGACCCATCGTAGGAAGTATTCGACGAGGCCCAGGCGTACATGTTCGCATCGGCATCCCGGGCGACAGCGTATGGGTAGCTACCCAGATCCACCCCGGTTATCAGCGTGCCATCGGAGCCCGCCAGCAAAACCATGTTGTCATCCGTACCCGCGACATCGTTACCTCCAGCGACAATCAAGTCCCAGAAGGACTCCCCGTACTCCAGGGCCTGGGTGGCTTTGGTCATGGCTTGGATCGCGTTCGAGCTGTTGATCTGGCCGTTGACCCATTTCGACAACCCGGCTCGACGCCCGCCTCGCAGCTTTCCTTCAATGGCGTCGTGGGGCCGCACGTTCAGAGCGGTCTTCGTCGTCGCATCAGGCTGGGCGTGATAACCCGCAGACCGGTTGAGCCCTTGTACCGGAAACACGAGCGGTTGCGGTGTGGCCATGGGTCTCTCCAGGGTAGCAATCGGGCCGGACCCCGGTAAGGAGCCCGGCCCGGGAATCAGTTCAGGGGACGCAGCGACTTACCGGAGGGCGTTGCCGCTGGCATCCGAACGGTTGTAGCTCACGAGGGTCGACCGATAGACGACCTGCACCGCGTGGATCAACACCTCCTCGCCATCGGTATCGTTCCCACCGTTGGTGATGAGCTGGAAGTTCACCACGTCGTCCCGTTCCAGGTCGTTGCCCGTCAGGTCGAACTCCAGCCACTGAGCGGTCGTGCTCAGCACCGTGCCCGGCTTGGTAACGTCCAGGTCCGACCCGAGAGCTGAGCCCGCGGTCTTGACGTAGATCTCGCTGTCGAGCTCGACATCGTCGTCCGTGGAGACGGAGATCATGCTGGCCAGCACGCGGACCTTCATCACGTCCGTGGCCTCGTCATAGTCCCGGGGAACTGGGAACGTGAGGTGGGCGATATCGTCGGTCGTCTCTTCGACCTTCACCACGCGGGCGTTGGTCTCGTCGGCGGTGAGGTACGCACCGCCGTACAGCACGGGGTCGTCCGAGGCACCAGCATCGCTGGTGTCCACCGTCAGCGTCGTGTTGAGGTCGAGGGCTGAGAGCGGGATCAGGATGTCCCGCAGGAACCCGGCATCGTTGTACGGGTGGCCCGCGTCATTGAGGCCCCCGCCCATCACGATCGCCTTGAGCTCGGTCAGGAAGTTGTTGGTGTTGAACATCGAATGCTCCTTACTCCAGCGTCACGTTCGGACGCTGATACATGTGATTGCGAAACGTGGTAATCGACGGCCGCCCACGGCCACCCCTACCGAAATACCCGAGCTTCTTCGGGGCGGCATGGAGGTCGGAGCGGTAACTGTTTGGTAGGGCCACGCTGCGGTAGTATTCCCAGTCCGGCCCCGGCATATCCTCGTTGTCCTTCTCTGCCATGGCCAAGCACGCGGCCCGAACCGTTTCGTCGTGCGAAAACGGCATGGGCGGTACTTCGTCCAACTCAACCAACTGGTCGAAGCCCACTGTATACGGGAACGTCACTGTAACGACATCGTCGGGCTGGGGATACACCATCAGTTCCCAGCGACGACGGGGCTGGCCCGTGGCCATCGGCCGAACGGCTGCCAGGAAGGGATCCCCGGAGTCGTCAGCCAGATCGGCCCGCCACTGGCGGATGATCGCATCGCTGGTCCAGTCCAAACCCACGCCCTGCTCGGTGCCCGCTGCGTAGGTCACGTCGCCGGAGTATTCACCACCGAAGTCACTGGGTAACGTGAAGTTGCCGTCCGAGGTGATGCTCCAGGTGACCCCCGCAGCCCCGGCCCCGGTAGCGTCGCCCCGCACCTTGATCTGCGTGGCGGACACGTAAGAGGCGATCACGAAGTCCCCAACGCCGGTAAGGGTCAGGGTCCGCTCCTCCATCGACGGGTAGAACGAATCCTCGCTGACGTTGAGCGTCGTCCGGTCAGCGATAGGGTCGTACCCACCAGAAGTGGCCAGATTGTCGCTGTCCGTCGCCACGGTCCCCCACAGTGTCACCTCGGCGACAGGACGAGCCCACTTCCATCCGGAAGCCGGAGCGTCCGCGACGAACATGCGAATCGCCTTGTTGACGATCCGCTTGCACTCGTCCAGATCATGGGGATCCGAGGGGATCTCGATTGGCCCGTCGCCGTCTTCGCCGTAGTTGGCGTAGCCCAGCTTGCGGGCGACCTCCAGAATCAGGTCGCGAAATGTCAGAGCACTGGTCGGCTCACTCATGGCGTTCTCACGCAGGGCCGCCCCGCCCCCGGATCAGGGGAGCGGGGCTCGGCCATGCGACTTAGCTCCGTTCCTGGTACGCGGCCCGGATCCAGTCCACGAAGATCTTCTCCGCGGCAGTGTCGCCCGTCTTCACGGCGACGATGGGGGCCAGCCAGTTGTCCTGGTCGATGTTGGAATCGACATCCGCGGTGGCGACCTTGTAGCCGTCCACGTAGAATTCGATCACGTCACGGCCACCGAAGTAGATACCGAGCTTGTGGAACCCGGCTCCGGTCGCAGCAACGCCGTCGACCAGCGACGCCCGATCGTCCGACGGAATCCCCGTCGCGTTCGTGACATCGTTCTTCACGAGGACCGCGTCGTCGGTATCGTTCTTGGTCAGGGCGTCGTACGCGTCAGGGTCGTCATTGGACTGGAGATACCCGATGAGCGTGACATCGGCGGTAGCGTCGTTGTCCGCTGGATCGTCGGCGATCACGTCCTCGTCGGCCCCGTCCTCTTCAACCAGACCGGCGAACGTACCCATGTCATCGTCGACATCCCCGGGAGCTACCCGGGTCTCGAACCAGACCTTCTTGCCCGAGTTCTTCACGATCTTGGCGAATGCGTTGCCGACGATCGCCCCGGCGTCGGCCGCCGTGGTGTTGGTCTCCATGTCGATGATCCCGCCGGGCGTGTCCGCAACGGACGTGAGGCTCGTGTCCGTGTCGCCCTTAAAGGAGAACGCCCCCCCGCCGATCGGAGCGGAGTCCGTGGGCGTAGCGATGGAGATGGGTGCCTGGAAATCCTCATGGACGAAAACGCCCAGGCCCTTGTCGTTGAGGATGGTGCAGGGGCAGTCCCCCCAGATACTGGGGCTCGGCTTGTCCGATTCGCCCGCCCGCGAAACATCAATGATAGCAGTCATCAGCTTGTCTCCTGTTGGAAGAGTCAGCAGCGTTACTACTGCTGACGACCCCGGGGGTTTCACTCACCCCCGGGGCTACAGCGGTCTGGTCGTTCCGGCTTAGGAAGCCGGGATCTTCTTGTGGAGCACGAATCCGGCCGTCCGACGATTGACGCACAAGTTGTTGTGCGACCCGTCGAGGAACACGCTGACCGTGGTATGCTGGCCACGATCAACCATCGGCTCGGACTCTTCCATCCAGTACCCGTCCTGTACCACGGGCTGGAGCTTGGTCCAGTCGACGCAGTAGATCGGCTCCGGCGAGAACGTGTTGTCGCCGCCGTCCGTCACGGTCAGGTCGTCGAGCTGCGGGATGTAGACCACCGGCATTCGGTTGAAGTACACCGTGCCGTCGAAGTCATGCAACATTTTTCCGGCGAGATCCTTGGGGCCGTTGCGATCGTCCCGCTTGTCGCCGAGATCCTCCAGCTCCGTCGTCACGGAATCGTTCGCGTAGAGCTCAATCGGCGAACCGACGGCGTCCTTCCCCGGCTTGGGGACGAACGCGGCCGGACGGAACCGAGTACGACGAACGGCCTGTCGGAGCTTCCGGAGCAGGGCGTTGTCGACGGTCGTGTACACGTCGGCGTAGTTCCGCCACTTGTTCTCTGTCGCGGCGTCGATGCCCGCACAGATGGTGCCCGTCGTTCCGCCCTGGTAGCGGATCGTCTTCCCGTGGAACCCGCCCGTTTCCGAGCCATCGTCCAGGAAGTTGAGGTAGTACGGGATGCCATAAGGATACAGCTTGTCCGTGGCCGACGTGGGGGTGGACCATCCGCGATCTTCGATCAGCTCCGCCAGATCCCACATCCGCTCCGTGCGACGGGATTCCAGCAGGTTGATGAACCCCTTCTCGGAGTTCTTATTGCGTAGGATCTCGACCACGTCCCACGAGTAGTCCGTGCCGATCTGCGTCCACGGCACGTCAATCTCCTTCATGTTCTGATCGACGACCGGCTCGTCCGTGTCGTACAGACGACGATACCGGGCCCGGCCCTTGCGGTCCAGGATCACGTTACGCTGAATCGCCTTGCCGCCGTCGACCGTGCGTCGATGCTCCTGGTAGATCTGGCAGAACTTGTAGTTCTGCGAGTCCCACATCACCTCAAACTGCCCCTTGGGAAGATCGTCCAGCGTGGTGGCGATCAGGTCCGTGAGAGCGGTATAGTCCACACCTGCCATAATGT